GTGTACCCGATTCGACCCACCGACACAGGCGACATGGTGCACTGGGGAGCCATCGACTGGGACATCGGCGACCACGATTCAATGATTCACGCCCTGAACGTGTCAGCCGTCCTACACGAACTGGAAATCCCATCGTGGATAGAACTCAGCCGATCCAAAGGCGTGCACCTATGGGTATTCATTGAAGATTGGATGCCAGCCGAGCAGATGCGCACAGCGATGCTGGCGGCATGCCAGATCGTTGATGCACCCACCACCGAGGTGTATCCGAAACAAACCACAACGGCAGGCGGGTGGGGCAACGGCCTCAGGTTGCCCTACCCGCGAGTACGCCCCGCTGGCCGCCAAGTAATGGTGACCCCAACAATGGGCGAATACCCGCTAGATGAGTTCGTCAACACCGCACTGGAGAATCTAGGCAGCGCCGAAGCACTCAGAGAAACAGCGAGGCACTGGGTGCCACCCAAACCCCCCGAACCGCAACGACCAACACGGCAACGCCTGCAAAAGTCGCGCCACGACTCCGAACTAACAGGACTAGCAGCCCACATTTGGGACCACGGCCCCAAGGCAGTTCAACGCGGCGACAAAATTGTTTACGACCGATCCCAAATGCTGCACGCATTTGCGTGCGAATTATTCAGACAGGAGTACGACAACAACAGCATAGAAATCCTTGTAGCGGAACTGGACAATCGTCATGGAGGCAAGTTCACACACCGCGCAGACGGCGCACGAAGAATCCGTGACCTAGTGAGTCACGCCCGCGCCGTGTACAGCCAACCTCAACTGGGAGAGATGGATGCCAACACCCAGTGAAATCACATCGCGTAATCATTCGGCTCAAGCCGAAAGCGAAGCCGAGGCCACGGTTCTCTAAGCGCGGGCGGGCATACACGCCCGCCGCTGCCCACATCTTTGAGGATGCCGTACAACAGGCATGGATCGAATCAGGTGGACCGACATTCACTGGCCCCGTGTCCGTATCAGCGACCTTTCATAAAGACCGAATCAACGTGTACGTGAAGGAACTGGCTGACGACACAACCACCTCGTTGACAGGCGACATCGACAACTATTTCAAAAGTTTACTCGACGGCCTTCAGGGCGAAGATGCAGCGTTCCCAAATGACCGTCAAGTAATGAAGATCACGGGGAGGAAAGCCTGATATGGCGTTCTCCGATCTGCCTTGGCCGACACGCATGGCGATGATGGGTGAAGAAGCCGAAACCAAGTTTGAGGAAACTCACGACGACTGGGTTCGGATGGGATTCAACCTGCCGCCGTGGGGTGCAGCATTCGCAACGCTGCCGTTGGCGTTGCGCAACATCCCCGACTACATGCAAATAGACAGGTTCGTTGAATGCCAAGGCATTGGCCGCAACGGGTTGAAAGTCAAAATAGAGAAACTGACCGCGCTCGCCTTCTGGCAAACGCTGTTACCTGTGCACCTGTTCATCTGGTCCCGCGACCGCGAACAATGGTGCACCATCCCCGTGGATGAGTTGATGCGCATCGCTGGGTCCGAGAAAGCATCGTTGGGAGCCTATTCGGAGGGGCGTAAGCCGTACCTCCGTTTCACCCCATCGGTGCTGCCGTGGCAGTAGGCAATTACTCATGGGGCGACCGAAACCCAGATCGCTTAGAGGTCTACGACAGGCGCACATCGGCATACGACCCCGCAGCCTTACATTGGGTCGCAGCACAAATGGACGCAGGGCGACCCGAGTTCGTCACCGACAACGGCGAATCAATACTGGGGGTTCTGATGGAGGAACCCCCCAACTCGTCCCACGCCGACGACTGGGAACGCAGGGAACGGCTGGAGTTCGCTATCCGTCTGGAACTAGATCGACTCCCAGACGACGACGCATGGGTCATCTACATGCTTTATTTCGTGCGGCTAAGTCTCAGATTCGTAGCGCGCTGCATGCACATACCCAAAACATCAATGGCGCGGCAACGCGATCAGATACTTACCCGACTGCGAAAGGCACTGGTGGAATACCCCGTGATACAAGAAATGATTGAACCAACACCGACACCGAAATCAGTCATCCCAATAGGGATGCCGTCACTGAGCGCCGTACAAAACTGGGAAGAAGGATCCGTATGGGCGTTCCGCGCCTTGCAGGAACTACGGGCACCCAACTTTGAACCCACCCTCGATGAACTAATGGCCGAAGCGAAAGACCTGTTCCCATCCACGCCATCGCTGGGGTGGTGGGCTGATCTGCTGGGATCAGCACTGCGGGAATCCAACGGCATCGTTGACCCAATGGAACTAATGACGCTGCTCAGCAACAAACAACACGACTACGGGTACGACAACATCGCAGCATTCGGCCACCAAGGCATCGTGATCCGCTGCAACGACAAACTCGCCCGCCTCAGAAACCTAAAGAGCAAAGAAGTTCCCGCCGTGGAACCCGTCGCAGACACCTACTACGACCTGTGCGGATACGCCGTCCTCGCAGGAATGCTGGAATGGGGGCTATTCATGCTGACCCAAAAGCCGCAGTAACCATGCCCCGCTACCTGTACCGCTGCCCCAACTGTGCCCTGCAATACATAACCCGTCGCATCATCGCAGATGCCGACAATGAAAGTTGCGTATCCTGTGAAACCCCAATGGACCGAATCTTCACACCGCCAGCAATCTCATTCAAGGGTGACGGTTGGGGTGGAACACACCCCAACTAATCAACGTCCAGTTCCGACGCTGCTTCCAACATCCCAAACAACGCAGCACACCGATCCATCACCCATTCAGCGGCAACAATGTTTCCAGCGTGCGCTTCATCCCACGCAGCCAACAACGACGAAACCTCGTCGCTATTCATCGTGATCAGAAACCCGATGTTGTAATCATCCACCCATTTGATGTGAGTGCCGTCATGGAAATCAAAAGTTTCGCGGGCCTCCTCTAAAGAATCAGCGACCCACCGATTGATGTCCTCGCCCTGATCGTGCATGAATGTCGCCCAAGCGACATCCATATCTTGATCAGCCACGCCGAAACCCTAACGTTCGTTCAACCGCGCTCGGGCAAACGCCTTGATCGCCGCAATCATCGACGCTGAAGCCGCAACCATCGCCGCCTCCCAAGTTGACCAATCCGTCACGATCAGCACCGCCAACCCTGATTCAACAGCGGTCCACACCGCCCGCTCTAGTGCATCGTTCCAATCCATATCCATCTCCTATTTGCCGAAAGTTCGTGGTCGAAAAGCGCCATTGCCGTAACCCATCTCTCTGAGCAGCCCAGCCACCAGCGACGGCTCCTCCCTATCGGAAACCGTAGGTTCATCAACTTCAGGTACGGACTCATCAGAATCAGGCACAATCAACCTCCTATAGAGTTGACTGCACTGTCCCGATCAGGAAACAAACAAGGCATCCCACACCGCAGTACCAACAATGCCGTTGGAGCGCATATGCCACTGAGCGTTCTGGAACGCCTGAACACCCTGCTTGGTGCGACGGCCAAACACACCGTCGGCCTTCCCAACATCGAAACCCAAGTCGTTCAACCTTGCTTGTACCGCCATAACACACCATTTGTGGTTCTTGCGCCATCTCCGCAACGGCTTCACAGCCACAAGTTTCCGCAACTCCCATAGAAACTCATGGAAACCTGTCCACCCAGACTGTCCACGTATACCAGAAACGCTCTCAGAGCCATTTACAGCCCCTCTGAGGGCCTCCAAGTCCAAACCACGGATCCAGTCCCGTAACGGACCCCCACAACAATCAGTGGCCTTGAAATCAGAATGCACCTTTAGCCACAAACCAACCCCGTACCGACGGAAAACCTCCGACAACAACACCCGCATCGCAGCCTGAGCATCCACAGGCCAATCAACATTGGAATCCCCCAGATAGGCAACAGCCACCGTTTTATCGTTCCAACCCTTAGTCGCACCGCCCTGATTCCAGCCACGACCCTCCCAGATGCGGCCATCGGCCGACACCAACCAGTTGTAAGCCAAACCACCAGCCCAACCACGCGTCACATGGTGATAACGGTCATGGGCAGCAATCATCCTGTCAGGCTCAATCTGAGAACCCGTCGTATGATGCACCACAATGCCTGCAACTTTCGACGGATCCAACGGACGCAACCTGTCACGCGGAACCAACCCACCCCACGTTTCCCGAGACACAAACGACAAGAACCTTGCCGCATATGCATCGTTAGCCTCCATACCCACTAGATGTTCCTCAGTTCCGAATCAATCTTGTCACGTATCATCTCCGAGAAATCTTCATTGTTGCGGCGAATCTGATTCGCCTTCTCATGCCTAGTATTTAGCCGTACAGAAATCCCAAACACCTGAGACAACCATGTAGTCACAATCCGAGACTCGTAACGACTCTCATTCGGTGCCATCCTGCGGAACCTACCCAGAAACGGCATCATCTGATCCATGATGTAAATGTCGTGATCACGAATCTTCCACTCGCCCTTGGAGTTCTTTTTAGCCTTCCCCAACGCACCCAACGATTCCATCAAGAAAGGAATCTCGTCATACACAATCGGAGCCTGCTGAAACCTGCCCGTAAATGGAATGTCTGCAAATACCTGCTTTTTGGACCAAATCTCAATCGGGAGTTTTAGGGGTGGAGCCATCATTTCACCAATGGTTCGCATAGGCGACGTAGGTTCCTTCGTGATCTGCACCAAAGACCGCCACGGCATATCAGGCAACGTGTACACCTGATTGCCCTGAGCAGTGAACGGCAAGCGGACACCCCAGTTCTCAGCGAAATAATCAGGAACAACACCCTCGCCTTCAGAACCCAACTCCAACTCTTTCTTCGCTTGCAACAGACGGCTCCACGCCTGCGGCTTGCGACCCATTGATTCAACCAACACTGGGATCACGTTCTTCTGCCAACGCCAGAACGGAATGACGCGCCGAATGTGGCGCTCAGTCAACGTCAATGACTCAGGCGAGTAATCAAAGTGGTACTTCAGGATTGATTCAACAGCGTCATCCAACGTACCGCCCTTCTGCATCACATCCAGTCCCAACGCCCCACGCAACATGAACTCAACCTGCTCGTTGACGTTGCGCAACTGATAGAACGGAATGAACTCACTGGAAGCAGGACTCCACCGTCCCACGAGCCTCCCACCCACCGAAAACATTTTCTGCAACGACTCCAACGACGTATCAATCTCGCCAGCAACCTGACCCGACCTAGCAACCCCCGACTGAACAATCTGATCAAAAATGTCCCAATCCGCAGCATCAGCGTTACGGAACCTGTTGATACCAAACGTGCCCTTCAAGCGACGAGTCTCACCAGCCTCCCTTAGACGCTTAGCCCCAAGCAGCAAATCGCCATCGCCCTCCTTCAGCGCCAACTTGTACATGCCCCACACCTTGGAATGCTGCCCCATCTCCACGCCAGCAACTTGGGTATTGATCCAAGACCCCCCAAGGAAGTTCCTCATGGAGAACCCGCCGGGGCTGGATACAGCCCCGGCTTTCCACCAGCCCATGAACTTGTCGTACTTGGAGAAAAAGTCTTTCATCGCCGACTCATCATTGACGCGGTACAACGACTGGAACACAGCGTTCATCAACTCAGCGTCCTCACGCTTCGACGCGACCATTTCATAACCCGACATGCCCCACGGCCTCGCCGATTCGCCGCCCCACGTTTGACCTATCCGAGACGAATACATTTCCTGAAAGCCCCGCAACGCCCGCAAATCATTGAACTCTTTGACAGCCGCATGCGTATTGTCCAACGCCGACATGCGCTGAGTCAAAGAATCAGAATCCATCGCCAAACGAATATCGGCCCGCATCCTCTGAATCTGCGCCTCAATGTCCAACACCTCAGCCCTAGCCGCATCCACCGACGCATCCACCGTTTGGCGAACCTTGAGCAACTCAGCGGCAGCCTCATACTCCCGCTGAGCCAACCGCTTATTTTCATTGATCGCGTTCTCAATCCCCAACTGGCCCTCAGGAACCCTACGAGTCACAGGCTTCGGCACAGCCTTGGACGGCTGGTTCGGGACAACCTGACCAACCTTATTGACACGGAAAGGAACCCCAGTCGGCTGGAACGCCTCACCCTTCGGAGTGCCCGCCGTGCGAACAACCTTCGGAGCGTCGCCGTACCGCCCATCTCCCTTGAATGAATAAGGACGCTTACCGTCCGCACCCACAGGCCCCAGCATGGCCTCATCAAACACCCGCTGCGACTCAACGGCCTGAGCGCCAACCCTTACATTCTCAGCGGCCTCCTCAGACCCAATCAAAGCAGCCTTCGCCGCCTCAGCCTTAGCGACCGCCGTTTGCCCCTCACCGACCCGAGCCTTAGAAGCAGCCAACTCTTCTTCCTTGGCGGCACGCGCCTTGCGAGTCATGCCGCCACCAGACTTGGGGGTAGGTTGCCCCAACAACTCCTTATTTGCTGCCTTGAAGGAAGCGAGGCGCAGATCAAGGTCAGCCAACTCTTCGGCCATCTCGACAGCATCCTCGCTGTTGCGACCATACGCTTTCCGCACCTCCTGAAGGCGCTTGAACAATTCCTCACGATCATTTTTGAAAATATCTAGTTGATCCTTGGCAGCCTTGACTTGGGCTTTAGTGGCCTCAGGTGCCCCAGCCGCAAACCTGACACCCAACTCTCCCTCAAGGCGAGCCACCTGAGCCTGAGCCTCTTCCAACACCCCAGTGGCAGCCTCCAACGCCTCATCCACAGCAGCAACCGCCTCAGGATCCAACACCGTGCCCCGACCCGCAGCCAAATCATCAATCTTTTGAACCAACTCAGCCTGCCGCGCAGCAATCGACCCTTGTTCCCCCTGAACAATTGCGCCCGCGTCACCGACCTCTCCCGTCAGTTTCTCAACCCTCTTCATCTTCCCAGACCAATCCTTGATCTGGGAGTTCGCAGCATCCGACGGATCATGCCCCCGCAACACACCGAGAATGTCCTGAAGTTGCTGTACAGAATCATCCAAACCAGCGGCAGTCACCGTGCGAGCATTCAATGAACGAATAGCCGCCTCAACATCCTGAATCTGCTGAGTCAACGAAACAGTGATCCAATCACCAGTCCCCGTCGCCCCACCAGTCACCCGACTGTTCAACGCCTGCAACGTAGAAAACAACTCATCAATTGATGCCAAGGCGGCAGCGGCCTCGTTGGCCTCAGTCGTCAACGGTTGCAGCACCTCCGCGTACCGTGCCCCACCCTCCAAAATGGCATCACGGGCACCATCAGCCTGAGCAACCAACCCGCTGACCCGATCCTGAAGAATAGATACCTCAGCCAACAACGCCGCCTGCTGCTGCCCAGCATTATCAACACCTTCTTCAGCGGCCTGCGCCATCACCGCCGCCTTCGACTGGACACTGCTCAAGTTGTTACTTGCTGACTCCAACGCCGATGTCAACCGAGCCAAACGGTCACCCATAAACACCGACGGATCCTTGAACAACACGCCACTATCGGCCAACTGATTCACCATGTGCATACGCCCAGCCTCATCAGCCATCGAACGCAAATACCGTGAACCAACCTTCAAAAAATCGCCCTCATACATATCGGTAAACACATCGACCCCGACCCGATTCTCACCAATAGCAATCATCTGCTGCCGAACCGACACACCCTCCCGAGTCGATGCCAACTGCACACCCATGAACTCATCCGTTACACCCGACGCACGAAACAACGCCTCAAACTGCTTCGCTTCCTCCTCAGTCAAATCAGCCAACGTGCGGTGAACCCCCGATGCCGACCGCTTCGTCTGCTCCTCGACAAACTCATTCAACTGCTGACGGAAATCCGTCACCGTCAAATAGGTGCGGCGATGCAACGGCGACTGCTTGCCACCCAACGGAATCCCACCACGGCCACTTTGACTATTGAACACCGACCAACGACCATCATCCCCCAAGTACCTTGCCGCATACATATCGTCAGCAAACTCCTTGAGAACCTCCTCGCCCGCCAAATCATTGAACACCTCACGAGCCAATTCCCAAAACGCACGGGACTTGCCATGCAACTCCTGAGCATCCTTGAACGGCATCGACTTGAACACAGCAGGCAGATTCGGATTCAAGGCCACCCCAAATGGCCCAGACGGAACCAAAAACGGCATCTCAGAAGCCTCCTGCAACTCCGTACCAGTGACCCCGAGCCGCTTAGCCGTCAACACCACTTCCTCAATCAAAGGCTCCAACTGAGTCTTGAACTGAGAAGAAACCCTGATACGACCATTGTTCGCCCGCCGCAACTCAATACCCGACAACACCATGTCAGGATTCTTAGAACTCAACAAAGCACGAATCGGTTGCTTCGTGTTCAAAGCAGCATCCAACGTCTTGATCATGCCGCGCTGGGTCGCCGCCCTAAGAGCGCGACCC